CAGCACGTTCAAACTGATCTAAATTAACTTTTGTATTTACCATTTCAGCAGTATTAAGAACTGTGATGTCTGTGAATATGTTAGTCTTATATACTGGCCACCACTCTATTCTTAATTGTCTAAATATATCGTTAGTAGTTTGTGCAAAGAAATTAACTGCTTCTGTTGAACCTGATGCTACACCAAAATCAAATGCGTCTGGTTGATATTTAGTTACATCACTTGCAGTTATTACGTCAGCACCAGTATAATTAGCCATAATTTACTTCCAAATTAAATAAACAATTAATAAAGCTAAAGGTATTGAGTACATTGGATTGTTTTTTGCTTTTACCCAAATCCATTTAACTTTCTTTTTTCCTTTAAGCCATATCCATTGATTCATTTTGTTTTCCTTGTTTTTCTTTTCTTTTTAAGAGGTATAATTTTTGCTTCATTTTCAAAAGTTTGATCTACTTCTTTAATATTTTCTTTTACATCATCTTGAACAGGTTTAAAACCTCTAAAATCATACATAGCTTTATTAGTTTGATAATCTAATTCGCTTCTAGTGATTGTTTTGTTACCTCTTTTTAAAGTAACCATTGTTTCATTTGATAATACTAATTTTACCATTTTTATCTCCTATTAGTTAATTGCGAGGGCTATTTCTAGCCCCCACAAAGTAAGCAATTATTATGCTTGGATAGATGAATCGTAATGTAATTCTACACCATATGAGTCATGGATTTCTCCAACACCATATACTGATGTAGCAACGATTTCGTCTGCTCTTAGAGAAGCATCTCTTTGAGTTTCGATTTTAACATCTTGCATCATTGCGATTGCTAATGCGTCTTTATGGAACGCAGCACCTTTGTAATCTCCAGCTGTTCCTGTATTCGCCATATTTGAAGTTTCAAATACATTCATACCAGCTATTTTACCAATGTGTCCTGATCTTAATGCTTCGTTAGATAATTCAGTATCTAAACCAGCAAAAGTATTAGTAAAACCAGATTTAAGGTCATAAGCAATTTTAGGGTGTAGTACAACTTGACAGCCATCAGTAGGTAATGCGTTTTCTTTCAAAGTTGAAAGAGCATTAAATAATACTGCTGGAGTTATAGCCGCTGAACCATCTCCTAATGCAACACTAAAGCCATTAAACAATGCAGTTAAATCTGTATCTTGTTTTCTTGCTAGTGCTTCTCCAAATAACTTACCAACATCTGCTGCAACATTTCTTGGTGCAGAGTTTCTTGCTAGGTCAGTTAGAGTAGTCATAACACCAACTTCAGAAGCTGTAATAGTTACTGAACTTGGGTTGATTGCTGTGTTTGCTAGATCAGTTGCTTCAGCTACTGCTGCTGCACTTACTGCTGCATAGACAGGAACTTCTACTGCTTTTCCACCACCAGAGATCGCATAGTTTTTTACTAAGTTTCTCATAATGGATTTTTCAGATGCTACAAATTGAGCTTCTGCTACTATCTCTGTGTATAGTTCCGATAGTGTAGAACTTGTGCTTTCGTTAGCCATGATATTATCCTATTATTATTATTTGTTTAAGTTAATCTCAACAGCACCTGAATCTCGTTTCTTCCTATATTCTTGATAGGCTTTACGATCTTCTGGCTTTGTTAAGTCCAAGTCCTGTAGATTAAAGGGTTTTACAGTTTTACCACCGATAGCACTCTGGCTTCCTGAACCAGACAACGACCCTTGACGGAAATGTGGGTTGCTATCTAAGAACTCTTTTACTCTATCTTCGATTGTCAAAAGTTCTCCTTTTGCGTTATATCGTACATTAGAATTATTATCAACTACTTCTATTCTTCCATCATCATTATATTTTACTTCATCTTTTAATAAAGCAACTACTTGTGCTGGACTAATAGCTTTGTTTGAAGAAGCAACAGATAAAATAGAATTATCAACTTTTTCTTTTTTGATTTGGTTTTTGTATCTATTTAATTCTTGTTCCTTTTCAGATAATCTATCTTGCATAATCTTTTCAAGGTCTTGTTTAGTTTTAGCTTCTTCTAATTGTTTTTGTTTTAGAATTTCAGCTTTTTGGTTTTCTTCTTCTTGAAGTTTCTTTTCGTATTTTCTTCTTTCAGCTTCAAGTCTTGATGAGATAACTTTATCAAGTTGTTCTTGAGTAAATTTCATCTCTTTTACTTCTTGTGCTGTTTGTGTTTCTGTTTTTACTTCAGTATTGTTTTCTTCTTGTTCAGTTATCGGTTGAACAACCTCGTTTTCTTGCGTCATGTAAGACTCCTTGTTGGTTAATAATCTTGCTATATCAATATTATGGTTAAATTACAATACCCTCATCTGTAGGGTAAAATTTTTCTATATCTTTTTTTGTTACTTCTTTTTTGTTTGCAATTCGAGATTCTAATAATTTAATAAGTTTTTTTTGTAAAATCTCATCTCTATTGATAAAAATTGTTACTAATTTTAATGGTTCTTTAAATGTTTTATTATACTTAGCTAGTAATTCATTAACTTTAAATTTATCTGATTTATTATCTTTATCCATCTATTTCTCCTATTCGTTTAATCAATGTATCAAACCCTTTAGTTGTATTAGGTGCATAATAGTTCATTAATTTTCTTTCAATTACTGTCATTTCCTTAATAGGGTTTATACTCATAGATGAGTGTTCTGCCCATGCTTCAAGTGATTGTCCTTGTGTAAATTGTTTAATACCAGAATTTTCAAGATAACCGAATTTATTATAGTAATCTACACCATGACCATAACCCAATGATTCTTTTGTTATTGAACCAATGTAGTCATTAAATGTTTCACTAAATTGATAATCATAATTCTTTTTAGTATTGTCTATAAATTTATTGTTAAGTTTTAATTTAAAGTTTAAAACCCCACTATCACTATCTGATAAACCATTGTTTTTTAAGTATTGCCTTATTTCATTATCTGTTAAAATATCAGATTTAATCAAGCTATTTTGTTTTTTGTAATATTCATTATATAAAGGATTAATTCCACCATCTTTAAGTAGTTCTGGTGCGTTTTTTTCTATGTTTTTTAAATCTGTTTCATATTTCAGTTTATTTTTAGAGTAATTCCTACTTAATATTTTATCATCATCAATCATATTTTTAATATTATAGGAAGATAATATCTTGTCAGATGCTTTTTTAGTAGCAATACCCGTAGGTGTATTAAACCCTTTTAAAACATTTTTTCTTTTATTTGGATTTTTTAATAAATACTCGCCTACCTTAATATCTATTCTATGAGTGTACTCATGTATCATAGTTAATTGTCTTGCGTTTTGTGAACTCTGCACACCTAACTCTAATATATCTCCAGAAGAACCACCGTAATATGGACTTTTACCTTTTGTTTGCAATATAGATTTAGTAGGTGCAAGTAATCTTATAGCATTTGAATATGATGTTCTTTCTTTACCAAAACTTTCTTCTACTAAATTTCTCTCTAATTCTCCAAGTTCTCCATAAATATCTCTTGAAACTTCTGTTGGTTTTACATCTGTAATATTTGAAACTGTTTCATCAAATCTATCATCTTCCTCATACCAATCAGGATTAACATAAGAGAATTGATGTCTGCAATTATAACCACCTCTTACAATCATAGGGTTTCCACCTTTTTTACCTGACCAACTTCTACTAGCCCATATTTCGTTAATCTCATCAATAGTAAATAATCCATTTGGTCGTCTGTTTAGACTTCCACTTACCATTCTTCTACAAATATCTCTTGTAGTTGGTATGACATCTCCATAGTATTTAACATAAGTAAGTCCAGCATCTTTAGCTTTACTAAAGTTTAATGTGGCATCAAAATCTCTTAATGAGTCGTTTAATATCTGACCAGCATATCGTTTCATGTTCTCGCCAACTCTTGTACTTGCGTATTTAGTTTGAAGTATCTTAACTGCTTCATCTACTCTTGAAGCTAATGCTGGGTTATCTCTATTATTCTTAACATAATCTACTAATCTATTTACTGCTGGGTCGCTTGAAGTAGCATAGATTCCATTAATAGACTCCCTTAATTCTTTTTCTAATACAGTAAATTCAGTTCCAACTAATGTATTTTGATAGACTTTATCTGATAGTATTCTTGTGAAGTTATTAGATACATCTTTAAACTGTGTGTAATATTGTTTTTTAAGGTTTTGAACTAATGCTAAATCTCCCTTTGTAAGTTCTTGAAATTCAGGTGGTATAAGTCCAATAGTTTTAAACTGTCTTTCCACTCGTTTAGCTTGTTCTCCAA